GAGCCACGACTGCATATCAAAGAGCAGCCAGTGCCGGTAGTGCCGGAAGAATGTCCGGAAGAAATACGCGACCTGATGGCTTCACATTCTGATGCGCTTTTCAACGACGACGATGCGCAAGAAATCTGGAACGCTTGTCGCGCTGCCATGCTCAACGGAGGTAAATCGTGAAACACCTATATGCCGGTCCTGTGATCGGCATTAGTGCAAAATCAAAAAATACGAATCAGTGATTTGTAATCAACATTTCTTAGGTTTGTAGATATGCGAATAATAACCAGGAAGAAACCTGCGTTCACTGACCTGTACCAGACTGGTGTTCTGACGCGTATAGCAGCCGTTAAGACTGACAGTGGCGGCTGGCGCCTGTTTGGAGTGTGGCGTGATCAGGATATCGCTGTATTTGTGGAAGCGGCGCGCGGCGGCATCCGGGAATGGTCCGGTTTAAATTATCTGGCTGAGTTTGTGTTCAGTTGCGGCATTAGTCTCTGGGAGGTTCACAACAAGACGGATCGGAAAACTCCGGCATGAAGTGTTGCGTCATAACCCGCTGCGGCGGGTTAGCCCAACAAGCCTCGCATATGCGGGGCTTGATGTTGAAGCAGGGCGGGATTGGGTCGATTAAAATCTGAGCGCTACATTCAGAGGGGGCGAAATACTACAGCAATGTTGGGCGTTGTGCATTCCAACCAGGATATGATTTTTGTGCAAAAAGTGCTATTTATTGGCTTTGTGTCCACTTTAATCGACTCACAGGACCAGCCTATCTCCTGAGATCGTGACAATAGTTTACTATTACCTGAGGGGTAACTTCTGCGAAAATGTCGTTAACTTGCAAAGTGGCCATTGAGATTTTCGTCGAACATGCTTCTATCTTCAGACGCAGGCCCATTGCTCAAATATGACGAATGGTATTAAATTGTCCTCAACCACTTAAAGTGATCATAAATTCTTTGGATGTGTTTACATCCTACAATTTGAGAAAGCACTGCCAAACGTGCATGAGGGTGATAATCATGGGTCACGCATTAAAAAAGGCAGATCGCTTGTACATTCCGCCTCGTGACAAATCCATGGTGGCGAAACCTCGTGCAGCGATCAGCAAAGCATGTTCACATACTGGTCAAGTTAAAAACGCCTTTGAGTTTGGGTTTGCTCGTTACGAGAAGGCGATGGAAGAACTTTCAAAGGTCTGAGTAAAAACGGATGGCGATAGAGTATGTTGAAGGAGTCAATTATCTTTCCATTGAAGATATCGTTTACATCAACAGGTCTCTGATCGAGATTCAGACGCCAAATGAACCGATAGGCGTACTGAATCCGAACAACCTCAGTTCTTCCCAGTCCCGGCCAAGCACCATTCGATATTATGAGCAGACAGACGATATGTTTCGTCTGTCTGCTGTTCTAATTGAAAGCCTAATCCAGAATCATCCATTCGCAAACGCAAACAAACGCACCGCTATGATGGCAGGTTACGTATTCCTGTTGCTGAACGGATATGAGCTTACAGCACCTAGTGATGAAGTTGTAACCATCGCAGAGGGTTTGGCTCGTAAAGATTACGCAGTGGATGACCTGGAAAATTGGTTATGCCACTGGTCACGCGAGTATGATTCCAGAACGTTATGCGAAACTGGCGGTAATATGATTCAGGCTCTCGTGGCGACCTCACGTTACATCCGAATCAAATCGAATGAATAACCCGCTACGGCGGGTTTTTTTTCGCTTTCAGCCTTTGCCTAACTGATTTAGTAAATTCCGAATACTAGGAAAAACTCTTCCTATACAATGGCATGGCTTTTGCAAAAAGTGCTATTCACCTCTTGAATATTCTTTCTAACAGATATACTGTGTTTATATACAGTAGTTAAATGTAGAGGGAATTATGAGAATTGAACTTGTTATCAGCCGGACAAAACAGCTTCCGGAAGGTGCCGTGCCTGCACTTGAAAAAGAATTAATTACCCGTCTCCAGAATCAGTATGAAAACTGCAACTTAACCATCCGTCGAGGCAGTCAGGATGGTCTGAGTATCGTCGGTGCTGCTGATGGCGATAAAAAACGTATACAGAGCATTCTGCAGGAAACGTGGGAAAGCGCTGACGACTGGTTTTATGCATATTAAGCATCGTGGAGTCGCAGACGTTTCCAGAAATAAAGTCAGTGTGACGGGGGGTTACATGTTAGAAGACTTACCAGAATCAGGGTATGCGGTTATACGTTGTTACGATCATTGTGTAGTGGCAAGGTTCGGTAGTATTCCGGATAGCGGACGCGCCCTGATGTATCGTCGTGGTGACGAGATATCTTTTGTTCCCCTTCACCCTGATGACATAGTTGGAACTCCAACATTATTTACGCAAATGTTAGAAAAGGCAGGCTATCGAATTACCCGTTGCTTTGATACACTTCAAATGTAGGCCTGAACAACCTGCACCTGCTGCGCCACGGAGAACGCCATGGCGCACGAATTACAACTCATCAAGCAGTCATCTGGAATTCTGATCCCCGCAACGCCGGAGACCAGTGATATTCTGCAATCAAAAATCAAACTCGGCGCCGTGCTGGTGGCTGAGTTCCGTCAGGTGAGGAATCCTGCATTCCATCGCCGCTTTTTCGCGTTGCTTAATCTTGGGTTTGAATACTGGGAACCCACCGGCGGCGCCATTTCTGCCAATGAGCGCAAACTGGTAAACGGTTATGCAAAGTTTCTCGCTGCATATGGCGGGAATGAAAGCGCATTACTGGATGCGGCTGAACAGTATCTGGAACAGATTGCAAACCGCCGGGTAACAAACGGAATTAGCCTCTGTAAATCTTTCGATGCATACCGCGCATGGGTGACGGTTGAGGCTGGTCACTATGACGCCATCCAGTTACCGGACGGCACCCTTCGCAAACATCCCCGCAGCATCGCTTTTTCCAGCATGGATGAGGTCGAATTTCAGCAGTTGTATAAATCCGCGCTTGATGTGCTCTGGCGGTGGATTTTATCACGTACATTTCGTACTCAGCGCGAGGCGGAGAACGCCGCCGCCCAGCTCATGAGCTTTGCGGGGTGATGGCGATGAAATACTCCTGGTTCCATCATCACGACTGCACAACCGAGCAGGCCGACACGCTGATATCGGATTATCAGAAGCGGGGCGTAAGGACAGAAAAGAGCCTGAACCCTGACTTCATTACCTGGACTGTCAGCGCGAAATTACCAGAATATGCACACCGGGTGCGGACGCCAAAATCCTTACGCCAAAAGGTCTGGGGGTGAACATGGCTAAATTACCGCGCCGTAAGTGCGCAAACAAAGAATGCCGCCAGTGGTTTCACCCGATACGAGAGGGGCAGATCGTTTGCTCGTACCAGTGCGCCAGCACCGTCGGCAAAGAACAGACCAGAAAAGCTCGCGAAGCCGCGCAACGTAAGGCGCAATCCCTTCAGCGCGCCGCTGAGAAAAAAGAACGCGCCGCCTGGCGCCAGCGGAAAGCCGCGGTTAAGCCGCTGAAACACTGGATTGACTTGACGCAGCGCGCCGTAAATGACATTTGCCGCGAAACCGAACTGGCAGAAGGACTCGGTTGCATCTCCTGTGGAACGAAGACGGCATTCGCATGGCATGCAGGCCATTACAGGAGTACGGCCGCCGCCGGGCATCTGCGCTTCACTCGCTTCAACATCCATCTTCAGTGTGATGTCTGCAACGTCTACAAATCAGGGAACATCGAAGCATATCGTGCCGCGCTGGTTGAGCGTTACGGTGAGGCGGCGGTGCTGGCACTCGAGAACAATAACACCCCGCACCGCTGGACGGTCGAGGAGCTGAAGGAAATCAGGCTCGCGGCACTGTCGGATCTGCGTGCGCTAAAAAAGCTGGAGGCCGCATGAAACCAGAACTGATCGAGATACTCCGCATGCGCTGGTTGCGTCTCCGAATTTATCGATACCGGGGATCTTTTCCTGTGGCATACCGCATTCTTCGTAATTACGTCCGCATTGAAGCAAAACGGGAGCATCGAAATGAATCTTGAGTCCTTACCGAAATATTTTTCACCTAAATCCATGATGCCCGGCGCAGTACCATGCGGAATAACGTCTGATACGCTGACTATTACTGACGTAATGGCATCTCTCGGGCTACTTACTGCAAAAGCCGCAGTGGGTATTGAATTGTATCTGGCAAAAGCCGGGGTTTTATCTTCTGAAAATATCATCGCCTACATCAGGCAATTAGCAGAGCAGCGTGCAGAACGGCATGGGGCATTACGGAAAATGGAAAAGGGTAAGCGCTCAAAATTTCTCGACACTATGGCGCGTTATGTATTTCGCGATTATTCCCTCAGTGCGGCCAGCTTGGTGACGTGCAGTAGCTGTCATGGTGCTAAATTAATTGATGCTGAGGTTTTCACGAACAAGGTTACTTACCCGGATGGTAAGCCACCAAAATGGGTAAAAGATACGAAAGGTATTTCTCCGTCCGACTGGGAGGTGTGGAAATCAGTTCGTGAGCAGGTGCGCGTAGTGTGTAAGGCGTGTGATGGCAAAGGCCAGGTGAAAAATGAATGTCGTTGCCGGGGACGCGGAGAAATTCTCGATAAGAAAAAATCTGAGTTGCAGGGCGTGCCGGTTTATAAAAAATGCCCAAGATGCAAGGGAAGAGGCTACCCACGTCTCAAAGATACCGAGATTTTTAAAGCACTAGGAGTAACGGAAATGGTATGGCGGTACAACTATAAACTGTTTTTCGATCGACTGGTGGAGCATTGCCATATTGAGGAGTCGTATGCAGAAAAGGTTCTGGGAAACGTGACTCGATGACCAAAATAATTTAGCTATTGCAAAATTAACGGAAAATGGCTAACCTGATTCCAACGATGGGTTATTACGCCTGTGACGTTACAAGAATTAAGAACCTCGCCTCGGCGGGGTTTTCTTTTATGGATTCCCGACGCCAATAAGACAAAGTGCGGGGAGTGATGCGGAGTCTACATGTTCCAGCCGACCGCAAAGCTCACACGGGCAGGACCACAATCTGATACCGCGATAGCTTTTGCTGATCGCGCCGGAGCGGTAACCGGCAACAATTTAAGCCTCGGTGATTGCCGGGGCTTTTCTGCTTGTGCCGTCCGGAATAATCCCTCTGAGTTTTGTCGTTAATCCACCGGGCGGCCTTCCTACTTCACACTGCACCATCCGAGCTATCGGAGGTGAGGCTTATGAAAATGCACAACGATCCCCATTCCTGGCAGGGCTGGCTGGAGCTGTTCCAGAGCTGGTGGCGAGGAGATACGCCGCTGGGCGCTGTTCTGATGTCGTTATTTATGGCTGGCCTGCGTATTGCGTACTTTGGCGGTAGTGGTGGCTGGAAGAAAAAAACACTCGAGATTCTGCTATGTGGCGCCCTGACGTTGACCTTCTCATCTGCGCTGGAATATTTCGGCTGGCCCAAGTCCCTGTCTGTTGCGATTGGTGGCGGCGTCGGCCTTATCGGTGTGGATGCGATCCGCGGCTTCGCAATGAAGTTTATCAGTGGTCGTATCGGTGGGGATAATAACAAGGTTTAATCATGAACGAGTCTCAATTTCAGCAGGCGGCTGGTATCAGCGCCGAACTGGCTGCGCGCTGGTATCCACATATTACGGCGGCAATGAGCGAATTCGGTATTACTGCTCCACTGGATCAGGCCATGTTCATTGCTCAGGCGGGACATGAAAGCGCTGGTTTTACAAGGCTGGTGGAGAGCTTCAACTACAGTATCGCCGGGCTGACCGGATTCATCCGCGCCGGGAGAATCACTCCAGATCAGGCCAGTACTCTTGGGCGAAAAGCCTGTGAGAAGGCGCTTCCGCTCGAGCGACAGCGTGCAATAGCTAATCTGGTATACAGCAAGCGAATGGGTAACAACGGGCCTGGCGACGGCTGGAATTACCGCGGGCGTGGACTTATCCAGATCACGGGTCTGAACAACTATCGTGATTGCGGTAACGGGATCAAAACTGAGCTCGTTGCCCATCCGGAGCTACTGGCACAGGATACGTATGCTGCCCGTAGTGCAGCGTGGTTCTTCGCCACTAAAGGGTGTCTGAAATACTCCGGCGACATGGTACGCGTTACGCAGATAATCAACGGAGGGCAGAACGGCATCGGAGATCGGCGAGAGCGCTTTGAAAAAGCAAAATCGGTGCTGGTATGAATCTGTTACCTGTATTGCTTAAAAAATACTGGTTGCAACTCTCAGTGACTTTGCTGATTGCTGCACTTGCATGGACAACAGAGCATTATCGCGACAACGCCATTCAGTATAAATCGCAGCGTGATACTGCTACTCACAACCTGAAGCTGGCGAACGAGACAATTACCGACATGACGCAGCGCCAGCGCGACGTTGCCGCCATTGATGAAAAATACACGAAGGAACTCGCCGATGCAAAAGCTGAAAATGATGCTTTGCGCGATGACGTTGCCGCTGGCCGCCGTCGCCTGTTCGTCAACGCCACCTGTCCCGCAATGCCGACAGGTAAATCCACCTACGCCGCCCGCGTGGATAATGCAGCCCGCCCCAGACTGGCAGACTCCGCTCAACGGGATTATTTCACCCTCAAAGAGCGAGTGACAACAATGCAAAAGCAACTGGAAGGGGCGCAGGACTATATCAGGACGCAATGCCTGAAGTGATTCGTCACCTAATAAACTGAACAGCCTGACTTTGGACTGGCTTTTGTATGCCTGAATTTTGCCTCGCTGAATAATCCGTCAGTTATTCCTGCCTTCGACTTCCGCGGAATGGTGCTAGGAATTTTGGAATCAATAATATTGAAAATCCTTATGTTATGAGATGATGGCTATCCAACATATACAATTATGAGGGACCTCCATGGATACTGTCTTTTTTTTAGAAAAAACCATTTTAATTAACGATGATAGCGATACATCTGGGGTGTTCCGATATGAGATATATAAAACAGAATTTGAAGGACTAGTCCTTGCGATAGCATATTCTGAGAAAACCGTTATGGCAGAAGGTTCGGAAGTAACATTTTGGGCGAAGGCAGGTGAAACCACCTTGACTAATCGTCGAGATATTTATGGTGCAATTGAGGCCTGTAAAGCTCATTACAGACAAAACTATAAAAAGTAATGACACTATTTAAATGAAAAAGCCACCTGTAGGTGGCTTTTTCATAGCTATAGCATTAGGAACATAATCATGGCAAAACCGGACTGGGAGGCCATCGAGACGGCATACCGGGCCGGAGTGATGTCCCTCCGTGAAATTGCGTCACATCATGGTATTAGTGAAGGTGCTATCCGCAAGCGCGCAAAGCGTGATGACTGGTCCCGTGATCTTAACGCCAGGATTCAGCAAAAGGCTGATGATCTGGTACGCAAACAGGAAGTACGCAAAACGGTACGCACCAAAACTGAACTTACAGAACGCGTACTGATAGAAGCCACAGCGGAGGTAATAGCCTCGGTACGCATGGATCACCGGGGCGATATTCGCCGGGCCCGGGAACTCACAAACACGCTTTTTGATGAACTTGGTGCGCAGTGTGCTGATGTAGGGGCGCTGGAGCAACTGGGTGACATCATGTTCGCTCCTGACGATAAAGGCCGTGACCGGCTCAACGAAACTTATCAAAAAGTCATCAGTCTGCCTTCCCGTGTGAAATCTCTGAAAGACCTGAGCGACAGTCTGAAAACGTTGATCGGCCTGGAGAGAGAAGCATGGAGTATAGGTACTGCCAGTGAACCAGAAAAAACGCCTCTACCAGGAAAAAATACTGATCTGACAACTGATCAGGCAGCGGAGCTATACAAAAAAATGATGGGTTAATTATGCCGTTACCATTCTCCTTCGATTTCAAACATCCAGATTACCAGATGGTGTTTGAATGGCGGATGGAACGCTTACAGCGCATTCGCCAGCATCCTGAGATGCTGCCCGCGTTGAAGCAGTTTTATCGTACTAACCCGGCTCAGTTCATCATCGACTGGGGCATGACGACGGACCCGCGTAATATCGATTATGGCCTGCCGGTTACCATCCCTTTTCTGCTATTCCCGAAACAGGAAGAGTGGATTCACTGGATTATGGAACGCTGGGGCAAGCGGGAGAATGGTATCACCGAAAAATCCCGTGAAATGGGGCTGAGCTGGACGGCGATTGGGATGGCCTGTTCGCTTTGCCTGTTTAACAAAGAGATGGTCATCGGCTTTGGTTCCCGTAAAGAGGAATATGTCGACAGTACTGGTGACCCTAAGGCACTGTTCTGGAAGGCGCGCAAGTTTGTAGAGACGTTGCCCGTCGAGTTTCGTGGGTCGTGGAATGAGAAGAAGCATGCACCGTACATGCGTGTTGAATTTCCTGAGACAGGCGCGGTCATCAAGGGCGAGGCTGGTGACAATATTGGACGTGGTGACCGAACCACACTCTATCTGGTGGATGAGGCTGCATTTCTGCAACGCCCGCTACTGATTGATGCGGCGTTATCGCAAACCACCCGTTGCCGTATTGACCTGAGTTCGGTCAACGGCATGGCGAACCCGTTTGCGCAGAAACGCCACGGCGGAAAGATACCGGTATTCACATTCCACTGGCGCAGCGACCCCCGTAAGGATGATGAGTGGTATCGCAGGGAATGCGAGAAAATCGACAATCCGGTGGTAGTGGCGCAGGAGCTTGACCTGAACTACAGCGCATCAGCGGAAGGTGTCCTGATCCCCTCAGACTGGGTACAGGCTGCTGTTGATGCACATATCAGGCTGGGCATCCAGCCAACTGGCAAACGACTGGGCGCGATGGACGTTGCCGACGAAGGTCGGGACAAAAACGCCTTTTCGACCCGTCACGGTTTTCTTCTGGAGAACGTGCGGGAATGGTCCGGCGTGGGCAGCGACATTTACCAGTCTGTTGAGAAGGTCTTCGGCTTTTGTGAACAGGATAACATCGAAGAGTTTCGCTTCGACGAAGACGGTCTGGGCGCTGGCGTTCGCGGCGATGCGCGCGCCATTAACGAGTTACGCAAAGCTGCCCGCAGGCCGCCAATACTTGCCACACCGTTTCGCGGTAGCGGCGCGGTATTCGATCCTGATGACGAAGCCGTACGGGGCGACAATGGGCAGGCCGCACGCCTGAACAAGGATTTCTTCGCCAACGCCAAGGCACAGAGCTGGTGGTACTTACGCAAGCTCTTCCGGAATACCTACCGCGCCGTTGTTGAGGGTATGGCCTACAACCCGGACGAAATTATCTCCATCAGCAGCACGATGGAGAGCAAAGACAAACTCATCATCGAGCTTTCGCAGCCAACCTACTCCATTAACGGCGTGGGGAAAATCGTTGTGGATAAACAGCCTGACGGCACCAGGTCGCCGAACCTCGCCGACTCGGTGATGATCAGCTACGCGCCAATGAATTCAGCCCTCAATATCTGGGAGCTGCTAGGGAGACAGGCCTGATGGCACGAAACAAACAAGCCTCGCGACGAACGGTGCAGGCCACGGCCGACGGCTACGAGAACTTTGTCGCCCGCGTGGGGATGCAGACGCCTAACCAGCACTCCGCATCGACCTACCGGGCGAACTTCACCAGCCGCAACCGTATGCTGGTGGAATGGTCCTATCGCTCATCCTGGCTCATCGGTGAAGCGGTAGATGCTATCCCCGACGACATGACCCGCAAAGGCATTCGCATCACTTCTGAGATTGACGCAAAAGACCGTGGCACTCTCGAAGCGCAGCTGGATCAGTTGCAAATCTGGGATGCGCTGAACGACGTACTGAAATGGTCTCGTCTCTACGGCGGCGCGGTGGGCTTCATCATGATAGAAGGTCAGGCGCCCATGACCCCGCTACGGCTCGAAACCATTGGTGAAGGCAAGTTTAAGGGGATTCTTCCGCTTGACCGCTGGATGATTAACCCGGTACTGACCCGCCGCATTAAAGAAATGGGGCCGAATCTCGGCAAGCCTGAGCTTTATGATGTGGTGACCACCGCAACGGGCATCCCCGCCTGGCGTATTCACCATAGCCGCCTGATTCGCTTCGATGGGGTGACGCTGCCATTCCAGCAGAAGATGACCGAGAACGAATGGGGAATGTCGGTTGTAGAGCGTATCTGGGATCGGCTTACTGCGTTCGACAGCGCCACTGTCGGTGCGGCGCAGCTGGTCTACAAAGCGCATCTGCGGACCTACAAAGTGGAAAAACTCCGTGAGCTTATTGCACTGGGCGGCCCGGCATTCGAGGCGTTGCTGAAAAACATTGATCTGATCCGCCAGTTTCAGAGCAATGAAGGCATGACGCTAATGGATGCCAAGGATACCTTCGAAACCCACCAGTACAGTTTCAGCGGTCTGGATGACATTCTTTCGCAGTTCGCCGAGCAGATTAGCGGTGCTGTTGGTATCCCACTGGTGCGCCTGTTCGGGCAGTCCCCTAAAGGTTTCTCAACGGGTGACGCAGACCTTGCCAACTATTATGACCGGGTCAGTTCATTGCAGGAACGTCGCTTACGCTTGCCAGTGCGCCGGGTGCTGGACATTATGCATCGCTCGGAGCTCGGTAAGCCGCTGCCGGACGATTTCACGTTTGAGTTTAACCCGCTATGGCAGATGTCAGATGTGGACCGCTCAACGGTGGCTGTGAATACCACAACGGCGATTGTCAATGCGCTGGATGCAGGTCTGATGACAACCAAAGCCGCTATGACCGACCTGCGTGAGAACTCCGATGTTACTGGCATCGGCGCATCCATTACCGACGAGGATATCGAGAATGCCGAAGACGAAGCGCCACCAGGCATCGGCGAACTTGTCGACAAACCGCCAGAGCCGACAGGCGGAGATCCGATATCGAACGAGCCTACGGCAGATAGCGCGGGCGGTCGGGGATATCGTAAATGGGCACTACGATGGTTCAAACGATAGCGTCACCGAAATCATGGAGGCCCTGGAGCGCTACAGCGAAATTATAACGCCGTGGGCGACGAAGGTTGCTGAGAACTTTACCGCTGACATTGTGCGCCAGAATGAAAAACAGTGGCGTCAGCACAGCCGGAACATAAGCGCAGAGCTGCGCAACATGGTCGACCGCGCCCCGGTAGGTCAGGTGATGCAGTCCATCATCGCGCAGCAGGTCAGGTACATCAAATCGCTACCCCTTGAAGCTGCTGACAGGGTGTACAACATCCAGAACAAGGCTATTGAGGCTGTTGTGACTGGCGGACGGGCTGAGCCCTTCGCGAAAGAGATAGCAGCGTCCGGTGACGTGTCACGCTCACGAGCGAATCTTATCGCCCGTACCGAGCTTGGACGTGCAACCGGCGCGCTTGATCAGGCGCGTGCGCTGTCAATCGGCTCGAATGGTTATATCTGGCGTACAGCCGAAGATGGCGACGTCCGGCATTCTCATCGGGAGATGGAAGGGAAGTTTGTCGAATGGGGACGACCTCCAACGCTTGACGGCATGACCGGTCACGCTGGCGAGCTCCCGAACTGCCGCTGTTATAAAGAGATCGTCTTCCCCAACCCTCATTCTTATCTCGCCTGAATCGCAGGTAAAACATGAAATATTTTTTCAATACCCGGCTGGGGGAAACCCGCTATCAGCTGGCTGACGGCTCCCTGCTGTGTAAAGACGTGCCGATAGGTCGAACGGGTAAGCAGCTTTACGGCGCTGCTGATCTGCCAAACCTCAAGCCTGACAAGTTCGGTGAGATAGTCGTAACGCGCTCTCCTGAGCAGGTATTCCATCCGGCCACACTTGCCTCCTTCGAAGGGATGAGTATCACGATCCTGCATCCGGAGGATGAAAACGGGAACGTCCGGCTGGTCAATCCCGAGAACTGGAAAGAGCTTGCGGTCGGTCATCTTCAGGATGTCCGGCGCGGGACTGGTGAGCAGTCTGATTTGATGCTGGCTGACCTTATCGTCAAAGACGAAAGCGCCATTCAGCTTATCGAAGATGGTCTGCGCGAAGTGTCGTGTGGCTATGACGCGGAATATGAACAGGCTGAGCCGGGTAAGGCTGAGCAGGTCGATATTACCGGAAACCATGTGGCTCTTGTCCCCAAAGGCAGAGCCGGAAATCGTTGTGCAATTGGAGACAGAGACACAATGGCAAATCAAAAGAAAAGCTGGTGGACCCGCATGCGCACGGCCATCAAAACAGGTGACTCGGACACCATGAACGAACTGCTGGACTCAGCGCCAGCGGCTGTAACGGGTGATGAAGGTGATCTGCCGGGCGGCGTTAACCTCAACATTAACCTTTCACCGCAACAGCCATTGCCGGACAAAAAGCCGGAGATGGGCGGAGATGTGACCGGCGACGGCGAGGACGATATCAAAACCCTGCTCAAGGCCCTGCTGGCTAAGCTGGAAGGAACGGCAACGGGTGATAATGCTGACACCCCTGATGATAAAGATAAGAAAGACCCGACTGGCGACGGCGAGGACAACGAAGAGGAAACCACGATTACTGGTGACTCTGCCTATCGCGCTGAAGTCATTATCCCGGGTATCGATCTGAGCCGTAAGGTGAAACCGACCGCATTTAAACGTGATGTGCTGGCGGCCGCAGACAAAACACTGGTTCGCCAGGTTGTCGGTGACGCTGATATCCGCAAATTACCTAAACAATCGGTTGATATGGCGTTTAACGCCGTATCTGAGATTGCCAAAGGGAGAAACACCCGCAGCACCACGGGCGATGCACAACGTCCAGGCATGGGCATGACCAGCATCGCTTCCCTGAACAAACAAAACGCCGACTTCTGGTCTAACCGCAAAGGATAATCCAATGACTGCATATCTGTACCGGATGCCTGTTGGCATTGCCGGGGCTATCTCTCGCCCGCAGGACTTAACCGTCGAACCGGTGATCCTTAAATCCGATAACGCCTTCGCAGCGTATGGTCTGGCTGGCAAATACGACGCTGACGGCTTTTTCGTGCCGCTGGCGGAGGGTGACACCGTCGACAAGGTGAAGGGTATCTACGTTCGTCCGTATCCGACCACATCGCAGCCAGACATGGTTCGCCAGGTGGGTACTGATAAGAATTTCCCGGGCGACGCCATGAAGCGTGGGTACATGACGGTAAACGTGGGTACTGATGCTTCGTCCGTTAAAAAAGGAGGCGTGGTGTACATCGTGGTATCAGCCGATGCTTCCATCCCGGTTCCGCTTGGTGGGATCACGGCGGCAGAGGTGACAGGCAAAACAGCCGCGTTACCTGATGCTTTTTTTACGGGGGCCGGTGACGCTAACGGCAACGCAGAAATCTCCTGGAAGATTTAAGGAACAGACGAATGATTACTTTTGATCAGGCAACCGTTGATAGCTCCGGTGCCTTTCTCATCGGGGAGCTGGAGCGACTCGACCAGGGGCTGAATCTGCCACTGGTGGGTTATACCTGGACACGTGATATCCAGTTGCGCGAAGACGTCTCTATCGCAGATGACATTTCCAGCTGGACGAATACCAGTTTTGGCGTGGCGGGTTCTGGCGCTAATCCGAATGGTAAAAACTGGGTAGGCAAAGATTCAACTGCCATTGCTGGCGTTAATGTTGATATCAGTAAAGACGGCAATCCGCTGAACCTTTGGGGGATGGAGCTGGGATGGACTGTTGTTGAGCTGGCTGCGGCACAGCAGGTAGGCCGTCCGATCGACACTCAGAAGTACGACGGGATGCAGCTTAAATGGCAGATGGATAACGACGAACAGGTTTACGTCGGAGACGAAGCGCTTGGTTTGAAAGGTCTGACGAATCTCGTTGGTGTGACGCTGAACAACGCAACGAAGACCTGGGCTAACTCCACCAACGATGAGATCCTCGACAGCGTAAACAGCATTCTGTCGAATGCCTGGGCAGCATCCGGTTATTCCGTCGTGCCTTCTGATCTGCGCATTCCGCCAGAGCAGTATTCATTGCTGGCGAGCCGTAAGGTTTCCGAAGCGGGTAACCAGTCACTGCTGACTTATCTGGCTGTGAACACTATCGCTTTCCACCAGAATGGCGTTCCGCTGGAAATCAAAGCGGTCAAATGGCTGAAAGGGCGCGGGGTTGGCGGTAAAGACCGTATGGTCGCCTACACCAACGATAAGAAATACGTCCGCTATCCACTGGTTCCGCTGCAAAGCGTTCCTGTTCAGTATCGTGGTCTGTACCAGATTGCGACCTACTACGGCAAGCTCGGTGCGGTTGAGCCAGTGTACAAAGAAACCCTGTCCTACGTGGACGGTATCTGATAACCAGAATGGCCCCGAAAGGGGCCAGAAGGAAACTAAAAATGGCGAAAGAAAAGCTGGTTACCATCCATGTTCACACCCCGTTTACGCTGACGCTCGGTGATCAGTCAAAACAGGAGTTTGGCCGGGGACGGCATAACGTACCAGAAGAGGTCGCGTCGCACTGGTTTACCCGGGCGCACGCTGAGCTTTCCGAAAGCGGATCGAATGAAACTGATGACCAGCAACCCGTTATTGACAGCCTTCAGGCGCAGATTGCCGATAAAGATAAACTGATTGCCGATCTGAAAGACGCTCTGCTCAAGCTGCAGGAGCAGAACGACAGCCTGCAGGCGCAGATTACTTCCGCCCGGACTGGCGGTAATGGGGCGAAAGATGCCAAAGAATCAAAGCCTGCCAACAGTAAGTGATTTTCGCCGCGACTTCCCGCAGTTTGCTGACCCTGCCAGATATCCCGAAGCACAAATCGAGTTCCGTCTGAATCTGGCCGATGAACTACTGAGCGAAAACGTCACCGGCAAAAAGTTGTTTCCGTACTTTGCCGAGTTGTTCGTTGCGCACTATATGACGCTCTGGGCGGCAGATAGCCGGGCGATGCTGGTTGGCGGTCCGGGCGGTTCAACCAATGGTGTTCAGTCCTCCAAGTCCGTTGACAAGGTAAGCGTCAGCTATGACACCAGCGCGACGCTAAACCCTGACGCAGGCTTCTGGAATAACACCCGGTATGGCGCTGAATTTTATCAGCTGATCACGATGTTCGGTGCAGGGGGACGCCAGCTATGAGTTTCAAAAGCGGTGTAACAACGAGGGTTGATAACGCTCAGGCAATACTGGATGCGCTAAAGTCGCTAACCAAAAAGGATGTGCTGGTCGGTATACCTGCGGAAGACAGCGATCGGGATGATGTGTCGTTCGGTAATGCCGGGATTGGGTATATCAACGAATACGGTTCACCTGCACAAAACATCCCACCACGTCCGCATCTTGTACCCGGCGTTAAATCAGTTGAAGACCAGACGATGCCACAGCTTAAAGCTGCGGCACAGGCTGCGCTTGATGGTAATGCGGCGGGAGCGGAAAGAGCACTCAACCGCGCAGGTACAGTGGCTGCAAGAGGGGTGAAAAATCACATCAAAGCTGCCAATTTTACTCCGCTTGCAGATAGCACCGTTGAAGCGCGTGCGCGCCGTGGGCGTAAAGGTGCGAAAGCGGAACTTGCGCGGCGTGCTGCTGGTGAATCTCCGGGCACCACTTTGGCTAAGCCTCTTTACGATACTGGCAAATATCTCGCCTCAATAACCCATGTAGTGAGGGATAAAGATGCCGACTCTTGATGTAACCGATGTTCTTTTCGACCCGGATTTTTGTGACTTCAACCTTTGGGTAACGCGTCGGGTACAGACAGTGGACGAAGACGGGATTGGTAGCGACAGCGAAGTTAAAACGCAGTTTGCCGGGGTTGTTACCGTTGACCGTTCACTGGAAAACCGCCGCATGCAGTCCGGGCAGGTTATCAGTGGAGCAATCCTTATCGTGACGACTGAGCGACTCACGCAGGGGCAGACTGGCCGTGATGCCGATATCGTGACGTATCAGAACCGTGATTATCGTGTGACATTCGTCGACCCGTACACCGCATATGGCGCCGGCTTTGTACAGGCGCATTGCGAGCTGCTGCCGTTCGATGGAGGATTTCCCGTTGAGCAATAATTCCAGTACGGAGCCGGGATGGCTTACACCTGTCAGCGGCGATCCGGATTATGACGAGGCGCTCGACAGGCTGTTAAGCCAGTGGGTACGCAACGTTTCCGGTTTGCCGACTGGAATGGTTCGCCCCCGATGGCAGAAAGATCAGCCGCCACTGCTGCCAGCTGAAACGAACTGGTGCGCGTTCGGCGTTACCGGATGGCCCATAGATAACAGTCCCGCATTCACTAACCAGACTGAAGAGGGCGCTCAGCTCTGGCGACATGAAACCTTTGAGTGCATGGCGTCATTTTATGGCCCGGCGGGCATGACGTTTGCGTCACGTTTTCGCGATGGTATTTCTGTTGCGCAAAACAACGCCGAACTGAACGCGCTTGGCCTGTCCATGGGGGACTACACCGGTCTGACCCCTTTCCCGGAACTTATCAACCAGCAGTGGGTTCGCCGTTACGACATTACTGTGCGCCTTCGTCGCAAGGTGGTGCGCGAGTACGGCATTAAATCGCTGGTGGATGCACCAGTTTCATTCTTCGGAGATTAAATTATGCCGCAGGGATTACCTGTATCAAACGTCGTTAATGTCGACGTGATCATTGGGCCGCGCGCGGCTACTGGTCGAAATTTTGGTTCACTGCTTATTCTCGGGACATCCACGGTCATTCCGGTGAAAGAGCGTCTTCGCCTCTACTCCTCAAAGGAGGACATCGGATCTGATTTCGGCGTGGACAGCCCCGAATATGAAGCAGCAACAGTCTATTTCTCCCAGTCACCACGACCTAAAGAGGTGTATGTAGGTCGCTGGGCTAAAACACTGGCAACGGGTGAGGTGGGTGCTGCTGAAAATCTGATGGATGCGGTTAATGCCGTAATGGGCTACACCAACTGGTATGGTCTCGGTATTGCAGACAAAGAGGATATTGCAGATGACGACTGGCTGAAAGTTGCTGCAGCCGTAGAAGCTTCGGGCGTCAGCCGCATTCTGGCAATTACCACCAGCGATCCCGCCACCGTTGACGCCACTTCAACCGGGGATCTGGCCTACAAGCTGAAGGCGGCAAAATACGGGCGCACGTTCGTACAGTATTCCTCCAGCAGCAAGTACGCTGCGCTGTCTGCATTTGGCCGCGCGTTTACGGTGAATTTCAACGGCAGCAATACCACCATTACCCTGAAATTTAAACAGGAGCCGGGGATCACTTACGAAACTCTGACGACTGATCAGGCGGCGGCGCTGGATGCCAAAAAATGCAACGTGTTTGTGTATTACCAGAACGATACGGCAATCCTGCAGCAGGGCGTCATGTCCAGCGGTGATTTCTTTGATGAGCGCCACGGGCTCGACTGGCTGCAGAACTACGTTCAGACCAACCTGTATAACCTGCTGTACACCAGTACCACCAAAATTCCGCAAACAGATGCGGGTGTTACGCGCCTGCTCTCCAGTGTTGAGCAGTCAATGGATCAGTCTGTCACGAACGGGCTGGTGGCTGCCGGCGTCTGGAACGGTGGCCCAATCGGGCAACTGGATTCCGGCGATACGCTGACCAAAGGTTATTACGTCTACGCGCAACCCCTGTCCGAACAGGCACAGGCTGACCGAGAAGCCCGTAAGGCACCGGTTATTCAGGTGGCCTGCAAGCTGGCGGGTGCGGTGCATTTCGCTGACGTACAGATCAACGTCGTTCGCTAAGGGGAAAATGAATGGCTACTTATTCTTTTATGGATGTCACCGCGTCCATTTCTGGTCCGACTGGTGTAATTGATCTGGGTTACGGCTCCGCCAGCTCCGAGGAAGGGATCACCGTGGCTATGGCCGGTCCTAAAAACACCATGACAATCGGCGCTGATGGTGAAGTGATGCACAGCCTTCACGCAGACAAGAGCGGCACGGTAACCGTCAACCTACTGAAGACCTCGCCGACAAACAAAAGGCTGTCTCTGGCGTATAACGCGCAAAGCCAGTCCTCCGGTACCTGGGGGAACAATGTCATTGTGATCCGAAATAAGGTAAGCGGTGACATTATCACGGCGCGCAGCGTGGCGTTCCAGAAACAGCCGGATAACGCCAACGCGAAAGCCGGTAATACGATGCCCTGGGTATTTGACTGCGGCAAAATCGACCAGATCCTCGGAGAGTTTTAACAGATGGAATGCTCAATCAAAGGCCACGATTACCGAGTGGCAAAACTCAGCGTTTTTGATCAGCTGAAAGTGACCCGCAAACTGCTGCCGATGCTGGCGGGCATGATGTCAGATTTCGGGAGCATTCGCTCTCTTCTGCCTGCAGATGGCAAAATCGATGGCGCAAAATTTGATGCGTTAAAGCCGGTATTTGAAACCCTGCTGCCGCGTATCGCCGATGAACTGTCTTCCCTGACCGAAGATGACACCAACGCGATTATTCATCCTTGCCTGGCTGTGGTATCACGCAAACATATGGGGGGATGGGCCCCGGTGTTTAACAGCGGTCAGTTGATGTTTGACGATATCGACCTGCTGACCATGCTGCAGCTGGTGGCGCGGGTGGTCGCCGATTCTCTGGGAAATTTTTTGCAAGGACTCCCTACCAACGGGACGCCCACCCCGCCAGCGGAATAACCTTCAACAGCCTGCCGGGCGGTGAAGATTTTATTCTTCGCCCGGTTCTCGCCTTCCATATTGACCAGAAAGACCTTAACAGCGGCGCGGTAGATCTCTGCCGCATCGCGCTTCTCAATGACTACCTCGACATGCGCGAGGATAACGATGCCCGGGTAGATAAATGGAGAGAGGCTAATGAACGCTGAGACTATTAAAGATTTTCTCGTCTCCCTTGGATTTGGCATTGATGAAGCCGGATACGAGAAATTTGAATCTGTTCTTGCTGGCGTCACCGCAAATGCCATAAAAACAGGGCTGGCGGTGGAAGGTGCGGCGCTGTCCGTTGTTGCGTTTACGGCGAAAATTGCCTCCGGTCTGGATAATCTCTACTGGGCATCTCAACGCACCGGCGCGACGGTTCAGGGGATTCAGTCGATTGGCTACGCAGTTTCGCAGGTGGGCGGTAGTGTGGATGCGGCGCGGACTTCGCTGGAAAGCCTCTCCCGGTTTGTGCGTAATAATCCCGGCGCGGAAGGCTTTCTGAACCGCCTGGGCGTACAGACCCGGGACGCCAGCGGGAATATGCGCGATATGGCCGCCATTTTTACGGGCGTCGGCCAGAAGCTCAGCAGCATGCCGTATTACCGGGCTAACCAGTATGCGCAGATGCTGGGCATTGATGAAAATACGCTGATGGCAATGCGGCGCGGGATCGGGCAATTCAGCGCTCAGTATTCTGAAATGACAAAGGCGATTGGCTTCAATGCGGATCAGGCCGCTGTGTCGTCAAATCGGTTTATGACTTCACTGAAAGCATTCGGTGAAATGGCCGGAATGGCCCGAGACAAAATCGGTTCCAACCTTGCTGAAGGAATGGCTGGTTCGATTGATAATCTTCGCAAACGCATACTCGAAAATTTCCCCAAAATTGAAACCACTATCACAAAGATTGTGAAGGGGATTCTTTGGCTGGGGGATATCGTCGGTCGCGTGGCGTTTCGAATTGTTGAAGGTGTAGGGGATATTATCGACTGGTGGGGAAAACTGGATAAAGAAACGAAAACCCTGATAGAGGTTATCGGTGGTCTGGTTGTCGCCATGCGGATACTTAACTCTACTTTCTGGATGTCGCCTGTAGGGCTGATTACTGGTCTGATCGTGGCGTTCGGTCTCTTGTGGGAAGACTACAAAACATGGAAAGAAGGCGGTAACAGTCTTATTGACTGGGAAAAATGGCAGCCAGCGATAGACAAAGCGAAGGATGCGATGGTCTGGCTCCGTGATCACCTGCTCGAACTTAAGGACTCTATTGGCGGCTGGAAAACGTCACTGGAGCTGCTGGCGACCTTTATCGCCGGTGCGTGGATTAGCAAGGTAACGGGCGCATTTGCCAGACTGGCAGGTATACCGATGCCGCCGTGGTTAAAAGGCTGGATGGCCTACGCGGCTTACCTGTATGACGATCGGGAGAATATCGTCGCCAGTGCGCAGTCGTCTATCGATTATGCCAAACAAAACATTGGCGATGGAATGCGTGCACTGGGGATTGATACCGATTTTGGCCGCAATCCCCACACCGTCAAAGGCGCTAATATTCAGCCGGATATTCCTGGAGCAGAACCTGTACAGCATGCACAATCCGCGAAGCGCACTTTAGCCGACAGGAACAACAATCCGGGTAACATTCGCCCGGTGGGCGGTAACGGCTTCCGGTTCTTCGAGTCCGCCCTTCAGGGCTGGGAGGCGATGAAAAACCAGCTTATGCGCTACTTTACAGGGAAAACAACCGGGCGGGCATTACAGACCATTCAGGATATTGTCAGTACCTGGGCGCCGGCTGGTGACAACAACGACCCGAAAAAGTATGCGCAGGATGTTGCAAAATGGATGGGCGTTTTACCGAACACTGTGTTGAACCTCGCCAACCCGGAAACTATGGCCGCGCTGATGCAGTCGATGGCGCGCAAAGAAGGGTATTCAAACTGGAACAGCCCGCTGGCGTATCAGGCCGCTGGTGGTAGCCTTAACCAGCAGACTGTTATAAATGTCCACGGCGTGAACAATCCTCAGGAAGCGGCTAATCTGATCGCTGACAAGCAGGGTGCTGTCAATGCCAGGGCGGTACAGCAATTGAAAGGACCTGCGTAATGGATTTTTTATCTGTTTTGCTGCAGCAGCGAACCCGCTCGATAGGAATAATTATTCCTGATGTGGTTATTACCGAAAAGCATACTGACACTCTGGAAATTACGGAACATCCGGTTGAACAACCCACGAATGCTGGTGCCAGTGGTGAGGGCGCTGGTTACATATCAGAACACGCATTCAGGCGACCTTCAGAAGTTGTGATGGAAACCGGATTTTCCGGAGGCGGATCGCTGCTTGATTTTGCTGATACTTCCGCTATTGGTCTTTCACTGGGGCTGAGCCCGAAAGAACTGTATCAGGAGCTGCTTAACCTGCAGCGGGATCGTATTCCTTTCGATGTGACAACCGGCAAGCGTATTTACAACAATATGTTGATAAAAACGCTGGAGGTGACGACTGACAAGAGCAGTGAGAATGTGCTTCTGGCGACCCTTACCCTCAGGGAGGTGATTATTACCTCCACGCAGTCAATCAGGGTTGCCTCGAAAAACAATATGACCGAGGGAGTAGGGACGTCTGCTGTACAGAATACAGGTACCAAAACAACGGTACCGCCGAATAATTCCATTCTGAAATCGCTGCCACAGATGGCGCAAAAAGGTGTCACCACTGTCGATGGGTATCTGAGCAATTTATTTCTGGGAAGGTGATTCATGGAGGCCGTAGAAATCCCACTGGTCGCTGATAATCAGACTTTTGCCACCACAATTAACGGTACGGTTTATCACCTGTCTGTCATCTGGCGCGGAGAGTACTGGGTTCTGGATCTTGCTGACAGCAATGGTTCCGCCATTATCTCAGGTATGCCGATGATTACGGGGGCTGACCTGCTGGCGCAGTATCGATATATGAATCTCGGGTTTTCGCTGGTGGTACTCTGCGACGTGGCAGGACAGGAAAACCCGACGCAATTCGATCTCGGAACGTTCTCACACCTCTATGTCTTCACGGAGTAACAATGTCAAAAAACTGGATGCGTCACTTTGAATTATTGCTGGTTGACGATAAGGGCGACGGGATAAAAATTTCTGAGCTTAAAGTCACTTTCAATATTCAGAAAATGCCTGCGACCATATTTAATGGATTCGTTGGAAATTTTAAGGTTTATAACCTGTCCCCTACCACTCAGAACCGGATTATGCAGAAGGAATTCTCGCGTATACAGGTTATAGCCGGATATAAGGGACAACCGGATGCAACGGGTAATTATCCCGATGAAAACGTTGGTATGATATTCAACGGAGATATCCGTTTTACTGTCACCGGGAAAGATAATGCGACAGACAGTTGGATCATGTTGCAGTGTATCGACAGTTGGGAAGGCCACCTGAACGCCAGTGTGAAAACCACAGTGGCTGCCGGCTGGAAGTACAGTGATCTTTTCAGCCTGGGCATGAAATCATTCGGGCCTTATGGTATCGAGTCAGGTGCAGTTCCTGACATGCCTGAGACGGTCTTCCCCCGTGGGCGGGTTGTCTATCAGAGCACAGCCAGGCTGATGAATCATATCGCCGGACAGTGTAACGCTTACTGGTGGTATGAGAACAATCAGGTCAACATTGTGCCGGAAGATAACTATATCGGTGTCGCTACGGTGCTGAATGCCAATACAGGGCTAATCGGTATGCCTCAGCAAACAATGGGTGCAGGCGTAAACGTCAGGTGCCTGATTAATCCAAACATTAAGCTGGGTGGGCTTATTCGTCTGGATCAGGCATCTGTCTACCGGACCTCTTTGAGTAATGACCAGATAGCGCAATCTCCAGCACGGCTGGATGAATCGGAAAGCGACGGTAATCTCTACGTTAACGGCCTGCCCGGCATGTCACAGCTTGCCAGCATTAATACTGACGGTGATTACATTGTGGGCAGCATCGATTATACTGGCGACACTCGCGGGCAGGCGTGGTATATGGACCTGCTTTGCCTGGCTAAAGGTGGAAGAGAAATTCTAAGCAAAGCTACAATTGACAAGGGATATTTGGGATGAAGCTCTTAAAGGTTTTTGGGCTGGCCACCATCTTGACAGTTATTCCGTTAACAGGCTGGACAGCAGTTCAGTGTGGGCCGTTTTACCTTAAGGCCAATGCCGAAGGATTGACCATGGTAAATGGCCGGGAACCTGAAACGCAGAAGCTCACCTTCCTGAAAGCGAAAGATGATTATGACAATTTCATGATCCAGCTGATGGTTCCCGGTGATGGACGCTGGTTAGGCATGGACTACATTATTCGTAATAAAAAACCCATGCTCAATGTTGAAGTTATCCGCAAAAATATGGACGAGCCGCGAGAGTTCTGGACGTATGACTGCCGGAAGGTGAAGTGAGCCCACTCAGGTGGGCTTTTTGCCTTCGACACTACCGCCTTGATCAATTAGAGATAGTGTAAATTCACTCAATGCTTTCCTGACAATTCTCTCCATCATTTCTTCAAGTTCATTTTTGCTGAGAGACTGAACTCCGCCGGATCGTTTTGCATCATCCAGCATAAATCCATCAAGTAATTGCTCGCACGTCACAGTGTCTTCAAGTATTTGAACAATCTCGGCGTTCATGGAGCGCCCATTAGATTTTGCTCGCTCTGCAATTTTCTCTTTTAGCTCTTCCGGCATGCGCAGACCGAATGGGGCGATCAAGCTTGCACCTTTCATAGTGATTCCTCGCACAAAACTAGCTTCATAATGTAGTTAAAATTCATTTGACATGATAGCTACATGATGTAGTATTTTATTGATGGCTACATGATGTAGCCAATATATTGGAGGGATGATGGAAAACGCACGTAATATCGCACCAACAGGGATTCGATTCCCTGAGCAACTGAAAGAGATTATTAAGAAAGCAGCTAAAGAGGAGGGGCGTTCACTGAATAGCGAGGTGATTAAGCGCATCGAACGGAGTTTGAAAGAAGATGGTTTATTGCAGGTGTAAAACAGTGAAGCCCCAACTGCTCGAACAGTCAGGGCTTCGGTGTCAAATGATTCCAGGCTAGGAAATATCGACATGAACAGTGTACAGAAAAATGAACTCACATTCCACAACGTCACTTTTAACCAGGTAAGCCATGAAAATCAAATCTGGCTTACCTCATCAGAATTAGCTAAGGCATTGGGTTACAAAAAATCAGATGCAGTAACTCAGATTTATAGCCGATATCACGACGAGTTTACAGAAAGCATGTCAACGACCCTCAAAATGAGTGTCGTTAGGAAAACTGGGGCGGTAGATATTCCGGTACGCGTTTTCTCCCTTCGCGGTGCTCACCTTATCTCCATGTTCGCCAATACTCCAGTAGCCAAAGAATTCCGCCGCTGGGTTCTGGATATCCTAGATCGGGAAGTGGGTTCCGCAGGGAGCGATCGTCTACCAACCAAATTTCATCAGAGGGTAATGCTTTACCTTGATACCAAAGGGGACGTCATCAATACGTACCCATTGAATAAAGATCAGGTAGTCATGTCATTTGATGCATTTGTCAGCTATTTCAGGAAGAAGGGATGGATAGTGGCCCCAAGAGATGAGGTAGCAAAAGGAATAATGGGGGCAATACAGGTTTTATCGTAGCAAAAAGAAAAACCGCCAGTTGCTGCTGGCGGCCTATGTCACAAACCCTATCATCATATAAGGAATGTCGAATGACTTCTAAGAATGTAGCAAACCTCGGATCTGTTGTCACGGATAAAACCATTGATAGCCAGTACCTGCTTGAGATGGTAAATCAGGCTCGTAAACAGTGCGGTGAAAAAGAAGTCCGCAACAACGACTTTATTGGACGCATTAAGGATGAGCTTGAAGGTGAGCACTACGAAATTTTCGTAGTTCAAAAAGCAAACAAAACAACCTCTGAAAAAGTTGTTATGTCAATTAAGCAAGCCCTTCGAGTGGCCGCTCGTGAATCAAAAGCGGTGCGTCGCTCACTGGTCGATAAACTGGAAGATATGCAAACCATCCAGATTCCTGCGCAAAGTAATTCCGGTCTTCCTGAATACCGTCTTGCAAAGGCCGAACAGTTGAAGGCGCTGGCGCTGGAAAAAAATATCGCATCCGCTCGTGAGTTGATGGTGATGCTGCCCCGTCTTGACCCTATGTCCCACCAGACGCTGGCGGCTTCGCTGATTAATCCGATTATCGGTTATGACGCGATCCCCTTGCCGGTGATTGAAGAGCATTACTACACCGCAGCAGAAGCGGGTGAGAAAATAGGTGTCAGCGCCAATAAAATCGGTCGCATCGCTAACGCAAACAACCTTAAAACTGAGCAGTACGGCAAGTTCTTCCTTGATAAATCCGCACACTCCAGTAAACAGGTCGAAGCGTTTCGCTATAACGCTGAGGGCGTAAAAGCCTTACGCCATCTTATTCATGGTGCTGATGTAGCTTAATTGCCAACAGATAATTAATACCAAGCCCGCCGATGAGCGGGTTTTTTTATGTCTGGAGAAAATATGCCAGTTTCACTTTCCTCTCAACTCGGCAGTAAAGAACAGGCTGATACAAGGCTTGCCAGCTCTATCATGTCTGCGTTGCGAGTTTCAATGCCTGGCATCGTCCAGTCATTTGATCCCGACACCGTAACCGCAGTTGTTCAACCCGCTATCAAAGGCTATGAGCCGGATTCGAATGGCGTTAGCCAGTCGACGACATTACCGCTGCTGGTGGATGTGCCCGTGGTATTTCCTCGCGGCGGCGGCTGCACGCTAACGTTCCCGGTTAAAGCTGGTGATGAGTGTCTGGTGATTTTTGCCGATCGCTGCATCGATTTCTGGTGGCAGAACGGCGGGGTACAGGAGCCTGTCGACGATCGGGTGCATGATTTATCGGATGCGGTATGTATCGTCGGGCCGCAGTCGCAGGCGCAGAAAATAAGCGGAATCAGCACCAGCGCCGCACAATTGCGTACCGATGATGGGGCTGCTTTTGTGGAAGTGGCCGCAGGCCATAACGTTACTGTTAAAACCCCCGGCGCGCTGACGGCTACTGCAGAAGGCGGAACCACGATCACATCACCCATCATTACGCTAAACGGTGACGTAACCATTAACGGCAATCTGTCGCAGGGGATGGGTGAGGGCGGAGGTAGCGCAACGATGCTTGGTCCTGTCACGGTGACAAACGATGTAACGGCTGGCGGTAAGAGCCTGATGACGCATACCCACGGCGGGGTACAGACTGGCGGTGGTAATACAGGAGCGCCTAACTAATGCGGTACAGACGTGAAGACGGCGAAGGTGATTACACTTTTGGTGGTGGCGATGATACCTGGCTGATTAACTCGCCAGAAGCTGTCGCGCAGGCGGTAAAAACACGATTCGCATTGTGGTACGGGCAGTGGTTCCTCGATAAGACAGAGGGAACACCGTGGATTCAGTCTGTGCTCGGTAAGCAAAAGCCGGAGACCTACAATCTGGCGATCCGCAAGCGCATCCTCGAAACGCGGGGCGTGAAATCCATCCTCTCTTTCAATACCACAGTGAACACGACGACGCGCCGCGTCCAGTTCTTCGCTGAAATCGACACTATCTACGGAACAACGACAGTAACCAGCGAGGCATAAATGGCCCTCAATTTGGACACACTCGGCTTATCGGCAACGGTAACCGCTGAGGGGATCAGTGCGCCTGATTACCAGACGATACTCGATATCCTGACGAGCTATTTCCAGCAGATTTATGGTAGTGACGCTTATCTGGAGCCGGACAGCAAAGACGGCCAGATGGTGGCGCTGGTGGCGCTTGCTATTCACGATGCCAATAACACAGCCATTTCCGTCTATAACTGCTTTTCACCTGTTACCGGGTACGGCGCAGCGCTGACCAGTAACGTAAAAATTAACGGTATCGCGCGCAAAGGTGCAACGAACTCTACCGTGGATTTACTGCTCACTGGCACCGCAGGAACAACCATTACGAACGGCACCGTGAAAGACACCAATAACGTGATCTGGCGTCTTCCGGATTCAGTGGTGATTGGTGTTGATGGCACCGTGACGGCAACTGCAATTTGTTCCAAAAGCGGAGCGGTTGCAGCTCCTGCCGGGACGATTACCACTATCAATACACCGACCCGTGGCTGGACGTCGGTAACCAACCCGGCAGCGGCCACCGTTGGCGCACCTGCAGAAACGGACGCAGAACTGCGCATCAGGCAGGGGCAGAGTGTCGCGATACCATCCATCACACCATTTGAAGGCGTGGACGGGGCGATCGCTAATATTGCTGGTGTGACGCGCCACAAGCTCTATGAAAATGATACAGGAAAGACTGACGGTAACGGGCTTCCTCCGCATTCCATCTCGGCCATTGTTGATGGTGGTGATGTGACCGAAATAGCCAGAACCATCCGGGGAAATAAAGGGCAGGGGGTCCGGACCTGGGGAAAAACATCCGTAACCGTACCGGATAAATATGGTAATCCCCACATAATCAGTTTTTCGCGACCAACTGATGTCCCTGTTTACGGAAAAATTACCTTAAAAGTTTTTGCCGGGTACACCTCTCAGATAGGTGTGCAGATTCAGCAGGCTGTTGCGGATTACATTAACAGACTGATGATTGGTGACCAGGTACTGCTGAGCCGGATTTATTCTCCTGCTAACCTTGGGGTCGTCAGTGGTGGAAATGCGCGCTATTACGATATTCAGGAGCTACTGATCGGCAAATCTCCGGAAGCTGTTGCTGCGGCGAATATTAATATTGCTTACGACGAATCTGCCTCCTGTAAGCCGGAAAATATCATTATTACGGTGGCAGCATGAGCAAATATACGGACTTAATTACTAACTATCATGCGACAAAACCTAAATTCGTTGAACACATCGATTTAGTGACCAGGCCGTTAGCTGAAACCTCAGCCGCAATAAATGGGCTAATAAACGCTTTTGATATTGATCATGCGACAGGAATACAACTCGATATTCTCGGCCAGTGGATAGGGTTAAGCCGGATTGTAAGCCAGCCAATAAGCGGTGTCTATTTCAGCTGGGACACTGACGGACTCGGATATGACCAGGGCGTCTGGCAGGGGCCATATGATCCGGATTCGGGTTATACCTCGCTGAGCGATGAAACCTATCGCATCGTTCTAAAAACGAAGATAGCAATTAACAACTGGGACGGAAGAAACGACTCCCTGCCTCCCATTCTTGACGCCGCACTGGACGGGTCCGGTCTGAAGATGCAGATCGTCGATAACCAGGACATGACCATAGGTATCTGGGTTTTTCCTGAAACAGATATTTCATCGGTCTCTCTCGAACTTATTGCTGCGATACGACAAGGGTATCTGACGGTAAAGGCCGCTGGTGTATGGGGCGGAAGTATTGAAATTCCTTCGGTGGAAACGCCTTCTGAAGGAAACAGGTTTTTTGGGTTTGATATGGATAACGAATATATCAGCGGGTTTGATGCCGGTTCATGGGGGACATTACTCTGATGGCTAAAAATGATTTTAAACCGTTTGCGACGGGTAAGGGTGCTAATGTTACATCGCAGCCTGACTGGGAGGCGCTGCCGGCGCTCCTGTCTGGTTTTACTGCGGGCAAGGCATCAAGTGCACAGGTAAATAAAGCGCTGCGTCAGGCGAGCTTCATCGCTGCAGCACTGGCACAGTACACAGCCAGCAAGAGCGGGCAGGATGTACTCGATGATGGTGACCTGAGCGGCTTTATCGCCAAAATGTCCGCTGCGTTCGGTAAGGATTTTCAGACTCTTGATGCCACGCTGACGGCGCTCGCTGGTCTGGCTACTGGTGCAGATAAACTTCCGTATTTTACGGGGAATGATACAGCCGGACAGACAGATCTTACTTCTGTTGGGCGCGACATCATCGGAAAAGCCAGCATTGCTGACATTCTCACATACCTTGGTTTAGGAGAAACGATAAATCTGGCAAAAAATGCCGTCCCGGCGACACGCCGGGTTAACAGTAAACCACTGACCGGGGATATCACTTTGTCAGCCGGTGATGTGGGGGCATTGCCGATTGCCGGAGGACGACTGAATGGCCCGCTGGGTATTGGTACTGACAATGCGCTGGGCGGTAATTCGATTGTATTCGGCGATAATGACACTGGGATTAAGTGGATTAGTGACGGCGTTCTGGGTATTTATGCCAACAATGCCCAGGTCGGTTATATCGACAACTCTGGGCTGCACATGTCAGTTGATGTTCTCACTAATGGTATCTTACGTGCCGGCAACGGAAAAACACTGACGTTATCGAGTGCTAATAATTCAGCACTAAATGCCTTGTTTAATTTGTGGGGTGACGGAAATCGACCAACGGTTATTGAGCTGGATGACGACCAGGGATGGCATTTATACAGCCAGCGTAATACCGATGGCAGTATTCAGTTTGTTGTTAATGGACAAGTTATTCCGGATAATTACGGTAATTTCGACGCCCGTTATTTAACATCAGGAAACGTATATACAAAAGGCGAATCAGATAATCGTTATGTCCAGAATATCCAGCGTGGCGCTCCTGTATGGCCTGGCAAAGTAGATGAATATGGACCAGCGGAAGCGCCTGCTGGTTGCTTTTTAACACAGGCCAGACATGACCCAACAACAGCATACGGTGTGACATTTGCGTATAGACCGCTACAAATGTGGGTGGGTAATGGCTGGCGTACAATTAATGGATAATTTAGGTGAATATAATGGAATTAAAAAACGTTAACCGATACATTCCTGACGACCCGGATTATGATAGCAATTTTCTGTATTTTCGTAGTGAAGATGGTCAGGATTTTTATGAGTCACTGAGTAAATTCACGAAAAAATATAAGTTGTGCATTGATTCTGATAATATAATCCGTTCCGTATCAGAAGATGTGTCGCGACTCTATCCGGCTGGCTTTTCAGTTGTTGAGGTCAATAAACTACCAGCCGGATTTAATATCTATGGCGACTGGAAATATTCGAACGGCACTGTTCTGGCTGTTCCCGTTGACTATCAGGCTAAGGCTGAAACCACCAGACAGAAACTACTGGATGCCGCTAACAGCACCATTGCTGACTGGCGAACCGAACTGGCGTTGGGTGAAATCGGTGACGACGATAAGGACAGCCTGACTAAATGGATGGCGTATATCAGGGCGCTTAAATCACTAATTTTAACAGGCATCTCAGATGAGGCCACCTTTAATAAAATACAGTGGCCTGTATTACCACAATAACGACTACTGACTGGCTGGCTTATCCGGCCAGTCAGAATTTGAGGTATCCACCCGGTTTACCATGGAGAGGGTACTGATTGTGGAAAGAACCCGCGCCGGGCTGGCAGCGGCAAGGGAGCAGGGGCGTATTGGTGGCAGACGTCCAAAGCTCACCCCGGAGCAATGGGCGCAAGCCGGGCGCCTGATTAGGGCAGGAGTACCGCGGCGGCAGGTAGCGATTATTTATGATGTGGGAGTGTCCACCCTCTATAAAAAATTTCCGGTGGGTGGTGACTAAAGATAAGGCAGTCCGCCGGTGATATTGAAACTGGCGGCCTGCACAATTTTATAGCCCAACCCGGCGAACTGTCTGGAACTCAGGCTCTAATCACATATGGCTCCTTGAAAAATCGCTATTTTTCCTGTCTCGCTGCACGAATCTTTTCGGCTATCCATTCTTCCACTTCCGTTGACAACCACCTTACGGATCTACCTATTTTAATGGATTTTGGGAATTCACCCGCGTTCATCCAACTGTAAATGGATACCTTTTTGAATCCAACAGCTTTACAAACTTCTTTCAGATCCATCAAATATATGTTCAATTAATAATCTCCTTGCTAAATGATAAATGGACGTTTTCTTGGAAAAGCTAACATTGACACGAAAGGAAGCTGCTGAACTACTTGGTATCTCTACGGCTACCATAACTCAGTGGGTTCTGGAAGGCAGGCTTAAGGCTTACCGGGTCAGCAGCAGACCTAAATCACCGTATCTGTTCACCAGAGAAGATTGTCAGGCTGCGCTGTTAGCAGTGGAAGTCGAACCTACCAAGCTCAGGGACAAAGAGCGAAAAGTTGAAGCTGAGGTGGCGTTCACTCGTAGCCAGAAAGAAGTGAATGAAAAATTGCGTCGGATGCTTAACATGCCTGAAAAAGAATGAAAAAACCGGCACGGTGGCCGGTTTACTTTTTCTTGGAGAAGTTGAACAGTTGTACTAAAAGCAAACTAATGTGCATCAATGAAGTAGCCGCGAAACCAATTGACAGAGTCGGGAGAAAATTAATCGGTTCTTTGCTGGTAGCCATGAGAAAAAGCCCCATAAAGAAAACAATCCCTAACTCAGCAAAGGTAAGAGCGTACATGATGATGACAGTTGTCATGTATCCATAAGACTTTACCTTATGCATGTTTCTGCCACCAATACCTATTACAAACGTTAACGCAGCGATCAGAATTGCGATCGTTGTGCCTGCGTATGAAGCTATAGCCGCTCCAAGCGCGTCTCTATGTTCAGAGAACGAAACGCCAGGAAACAAGTATCTGAATGCAAAATAAGCTGCAATAACAGGAAAGTATGGCAATGCAAAAAGAATTACACCTGGCATGACTTTGTGGTTCTGTGACATTGCCTCCTCCTTGTAATCCAATGATAGTTAAAGCTCACTATCAAATGCATCGTTATAGCTTTTCATTATAACAGACTTCATTCTTATGAAGCATGTTTCCATCTCTTCAGCGATATCTTCGTTTGTCGATTTGTACAGATTAGCTGCCAGATGTCCTTTATTAGACAGGTAGTATTCCGTAAGAAGATCGGCTGCTTGCTCTTTGCCTTTGATGAGTATATCGCTATGGCTGTCATCGGCGTTTTTAATGAGTTCCTTCGCCATGTCTCGAATGTTTCTTGCTCTCTTCGGCTTTAGCGTGATCTCAATACCGTCTAAAAGTTCTTCTTCAATAGTTTCAATACCTGTTGCTCTAAGCAAAGGGCTGAACAGCTTAGACCCGCTTTCCACCCTAAGCGTGGTTCTACCGATGAACTGCATTTCTAAAGCATCATCTTTACTAACATCACGCATCAGAGGTTCAATACAAAGTTTGAAGCCCATCGGAATATCCAATTTATTGGAAAGATAAATCTGCAGATCTCTGGTTCTGGGGCCGTGTAGAGATGATGCATAACCGATGATGTTGTCTTTCACTAAAAGAAAGGAAGGGAAAGCAAGGGTTTCATCATTACCCAAAGCATTCTTCATTTCATCAATAGAAAATGTTTTCTTGTTTACCCTTTTTACAAAGGCAGAATCATATGTCTTTGTTAATAAAAAGCTTTTGTCAACAATGTGATGGGCGAAAACGAAATAATCGTCAACTTCAAGGGCGTTACCTTTCTTTTCGACTACCTGTGAAGAAAGTGATTCAAAAAGGTTACATGGTGAGTTATCTTTTCCATTGCTATAATAAATAGCATAAAAACTCATTTTCATATCATTTTCCGTTATATAGATGGATTAACCATCATATGAGCACATTTCTAATGGCAAATATGGATAATGATAAACTCTAAAAGAAAACAGGATAACCTGGAGTTTTATCAGGGTTTCTCGGTTAGTCTTCCACCAGCCATATGTCGGACTCTTCAAACATCTCCTCCAGCATGCGGTTCAGCTTTTCCCGATCACTTTTACTGGCGTCGCTATTTAACGCATTCCCCTGCATCGGCTTCACCCTCACTTCGGCATCAGGGAAAATCTGGTGCACCCGCTTCGTCAGTTCGGCCAGAATGATCTCGCTGGCCCCTTCGAGTCCTTCAACATTACGCTTGTCATAAACCAGTTCTACGAACATACGTGCTCCGCTAATCACTGTTTGTATATACAGTATTTTTGCTTTGGCGGTTTTGTCTGTCAAGGCATGAACCACTTGTTTTTAAATTTTGGGGAACATACTGCGGGCGTGTTTGTTATCGATTTGCCCTGCAGGGCTGATGGGGTCTGGCGTTGACTAAAATTATGTGTGGGGCATGGATGGGGCAAAAGTGGTCTGTGAAGTTCGTTAAAGTTCGTTAATCAAGCTTCATCTCGATCTCGCTCATCCCTTGTTTAAAGCGCTCCTGGACGATCTTTATCGATTTTAAAAACTATGAGTACATATTATAAAAATGTAGCGATGCGACTGCTAACCCCTTGAATTTAAGGATTTCTACTGCGCTGCTACCATGCTTTGGGGCAGTGATGGGGCATAGCGGGAAAGTGCCTGGTTGAGCAGAGAAACCTGTTCTGCGCTCTTCTCTGACATCCACTTTCCATACACCTTGTAAACCATCTGTGCATCGGTATGCCCCATCTGCGTTGCTATAAAGTTTGGGTTAGCACCAGCTGATAATGACCAGCATGCATAGGTATGTCGTGACTGATACGCGTTACGGTAACGAATGCCGGCACGCTTGATTATCGGGGCCCAAATTTTATTAATGGAATTAACCGCGTAGTGATATCCTGTGCGAGGTCCACGTTTGACGCATTGAGGGCTGAATACGAACGTGCAGGGCTGAATGACAGATTGTCCATATTCCCGCAACTTCACTTCAACCTCAAACTGCCGGCCAAGGCGTGTCAACTGGGCCTGATTCCTCAGGGCATCAATAGCTGGTTGAATGAGATATATCACCCTGTCAGTACCTGCGTCGGTTTTTGGCAGGGTGAACTCATCCGTCTGGGTAAGGTTGCGCTTCACAATGATCGTCCCGGCATGCAGATCGATATCTTCCCAGGCCAGACCGCACAACTCCCCATGCCTCATTCCGGTATAGACTGCCAGTGACCAGAGATTTCTCATCTGCTGGTGGCCGCATGCCTGGATAAACCTGATGAACTCGTCTGTCGTGAGTGGATCTGGTTCCCCTTTCGCTTTCTTGAGACGGTTAATTCCGCTAAACGGGTTTTCCTTTGCATAGCCGTTATCTGTTCCAAACTGGAAGATCTCGGCCATCAGCATCATGTAATTATTCACTGTGGACGATTTCCGGCCTTTAACCTGAGTCCGGTGATCCTTCTTCATTACCTGAAAGCCCGTCAGCAACTCCTTCCTGACATACAGCAAATCCTCAGTAGTCACCGCAGAAACCATTTTGTTTTCGCCGATGAGTGGAAGCATGTTTTTTATGATAGATTCGTACCTACTCATGGTATTAGAGCTGATCTCCATTCTCTTCAGCTCGGACCATCTTTCGGTAAGCTCCAGCACAGTAATTTCCTTTCTATCCTGACCGAACCGGGCAAGGTTCGTTGAGTTTGGGAATTTTTCCACATAGTTAAAATTCCCCATCCTTATCGCAAAACAAACCGAAGAACGCAGTTCGCCAGCTATCTTGCGATTTTTTGCAGTGTCAGGGATACCAAGGTTTTCCCTGACACGTTTACCTTTATACAGAAACCAGATGCGGAGCGAACCGCCGTGGTTTTCGACGCCTGTCGGGTATGATGCATTAGCCATTAATCCCTCCTGACGTCCAGGAGCATTGACGAGTGTACTGCTTTTCATGTTGTCTTCGCACCTGGTTGATTTTTTTTCTGCGCCTCGATCCACTGATCAACGGCTTCTCTGTTGTATATGCATTCGCTCGAAGGCTTCGGATTTCCGTCTGGTGAAATGTGCAGGTACTCGCGGCCCAGCATCCAGGATTCTTTTCTGGCGCGGGTAATGGTTCCGGGCTTAAGCCCGGTAACCGCAATCAGAACTTTTTCGCTAACCCACTTGTTTGGCGTCAGTTGGATAATGTTGCTCATCGTTTTCTCCAGTGGCCCCGCAGCGGGCCATCGCTAATATTCAGTTTGCCTGTGCTGGCAGATTTCTAAGTTTCCGGACGCCGATCATTGCGGTGGCTACGTAGCTGGTGGCCCGGTTAACTACTTCGACAGGAACCTTTACGCCATCCACTACAACGGTGTAATTGGTAACGTGCTTTTGTCTGCCGTAATCGCCGAACTTCTCATGATGCGCAGCCAGTGCAATATCACATGCGCGACGACCGACTGGTGATTGCTTACTTCTGTTAATAAGTTTCATCATCACTAAATCCCCAGTGAGGCGACGATATCGTTCGCTGTTTCTCGGGTACTGCCTTTACTCGATATTGATCTGCGGGCATTGACCCGGTGCAGAGTGAAGCCGTGCCTCTCGTAAAGTTCAATAACGCGTGGTGCGGTAGAATTACTGATAAACACCTTTGCGCCACGCTGATGGGCTGCCACACAGCTTTCAGCAAGCGCTACCTGGCTATCCCATGAGAACCCACCGGAGGCGTAGTTAGTGAAGCCAGCGGTGCCGGGCATTGGCTCGTATGGCGGATCGCAGTAAACGACATCACCATCACCCGCCAGCCTGAGAGTACGTTCGAAACCCGCAGTCATAAATACGCACGCGTGAGACTTCTGCCTGAATGCCCTGATCTCTTCTTCCGGGAAATATGGGGCTTTATACTTTCCCCATCCAACATTGAAAAAACCGTCAAGGTTGTAACGCATCAGACCGTTAAAGCAGTGCCTGTTGAGGTAAAGGAATGCGGCCGCTCGTTCTGTCGCATTCAGTTTCTGGGCGTTGAATGCTTCACGAATTACTGTGTAGTTTTCGGCATCATTCAGATGTCTGAAAGCTTTCATAGCCTCTGCGATTACCGAATCAGGCACTACGGCCAGCATCTGGTACAGGTTAATCAGGTCAGCGTTGACGTCAGCCAGAAGGAAGCGTTCGTGCTTGTCTGAGTTAAGAAACACCGATCCGCCGCCCACAAATGGCTCTATCAGTCGTTTACCTGCCGGGATAAGACGATCCAGTTCCGGCAGCAGCGAATATTTACCGCCTGCCCATTTCAGGAACGGGCGGCGCCAGGTGCGCAGCGCCGGTTCCTCTATGGGCATCGCCGCAGTTCCACTGCAAACAGAGCCGTATCTCATGCTGCGACCTCAAAGCTCTTTGTCGTAATAGCTTGGATTAGTCTCACCGAAGCAGCTTTTTGTGAAGCAACGCTGGCAATAACTGTCGCTCTATCTTTTTCAGTGCTGGCGCAGACACCGGACCAGGATGAAATGAGGAAGAAATTCTCCAGCTCACTCATAGTGGAATTATTTACTAACTCCTCAATCATCTGAACAATGATGTGTGCAGGGCGATGCCGTAGTAGTTCCTGCATTGCGTAGCCAAACGCATTGATCATCACCGCGTGGAACTGGATGTAATCCCGCTTATATTCAACAGGCGTACAACCATGCCTAATTCCCTTGATGGCTGTTAGCTTGAGCCATGCCTCCCAAATGTCATAGATGTCACTAGTAGCAAGCTCATCCCCATTACCAGAGAATTTTGCAGTTGCATCACTCAGGGGTTTGAAGCTAATCCAGAGATCGCTTTTCGCCGGAACCACGTTGTGTTCAAAGTCTGTTATTTCTGAGAACATGGCATGGGATGACAAAAACGAAACCATATCCTGAGCAATTTTATCCCTACCGTTATAGGCCATATTGATGGCCGCTGATGGCTTCGATACGTTGTTGTTGATGTCGGAAAAGAACTGCTGGCGCGTTTTGAGCGGCAGTTGGTGTGTCAGCATCATTGGGATGTGAATAGGCTCTCCGTAAGTGCGGCAGAACTCTGCAATGCCTGCGGCGCGATGCTGACCGTCAAACAGTTTAATTTCCGCATCCATTGGGAATCGCGCGACACCCACATTCGTATTGCCAAACTCTTCGAACTCAATGAATGAGTCGCAGTTTCCAACCAGCGGCGGGATGATGAACGGCTCTTTTTTCTCGTAAGCTGTTCGCAGGTATTCATAAAACTTCTTCGCACGCGCTGGATTGAGTTCTCGCTGAGAACGCTCAAGCGTATTGCCGTGGTTATCTGATGCCAGAACGCGAGTTAGCGCGCGCGCTGGGACTGTCATCATCAACACAACCGTATTTCCCTGTAAGCCTCTTGATGCCGGGAATTCAAAGAAATAGTCACCAATTTTGCTCATACTTCCGTCCTCTAACATTTAATTCTTCAACATGGGATGGCGCATCGCGCCAACCCTGATTTCGTCCTGTGCGTGCGTCATCGCCACTGCTCCCCGAACGTGAAGCCAATCTCCTTTAGCGCTTCGTCCATCTTTTCGATAAATTCCGGTACCATTTCATTGAAGAGGGACATGTATTTGTCGTCGCGCTCAACAACCACGTGGTGAATGCCTTCTCGCTTCATGCGCGGGTCATAATTCGCGAAATACCAGGCATCTATCCCGGTTACCCACATGCTGAATTGCACCTGGGCCATATAGGCGGATTTGATAGCCTCGAAGCCGCCAAGCCTGAATTTCATAAAGTCGCGAGAGGTGAAAGGGCATTTCAACTCAAGACCGCGGCCATCACTGCACAGGCCGTCAGGAGAACAGGCGGTACGCATGTCCTCGTCACGGAAAAGGATCGGCGACCCGGTGACTTTCACGTCAGTGGTGAACTCAAACAGGGTGCGGGCATCATCTTCATACTGTTTCCCCCAGGCCAGCGCCCTGGCGTTAACTTCCGGTGCCACGCCGGTGCAAACTTCGGCAAGAAGGGTGAGAAAGTAGGACATCTTCATATCAGTCCACTTCTTGCCCGACTTTGGCCTGGAAATGACGTTGTGAACTTCGGAAGCAGTGATGACACCGAGGCGTAGACGGTGCCACGCGTCATCACCTTGCTCGATGTTGCTAACGTCAATACCTGTACGAGCCAGGATAATTTCTGGTGTCATGCTTCCACCTTCTGTTCTGCTGCTTTCTGCTTCAGGAATCCGAGGGCTTTCACTGCTTCGATTTGCGTAAGATCTGACGATGCACCAATATCGCGACGGAAGATTTGGGAGCAGAGCGGCAGCAGATCGTCATCCCATGTTTTATTCAGGGTGATCAGCAGATCATTAATTTCCCGCATGGTTTCATCGCTAACCGGAGTGATGTCGCGTTCCGGCTGGCGATCTGTGGTATACGTGGTATTTTCGACAATGCGTTCGGCCTCATCCTTGTCGTAGATACCTGCGAAACCGAAGGCAAGACGGGCGCACTGGATCATTGCTTTGTGTCGCAACATCCGTTTGGGATGTGACTGCCACGGTCCAGTAATCTCACGACCATCACGGGTTTTGAATGGTTCCCGGCGACATTCATCCATCCATTCGGTAACGCAGATCGGATGGTTACGGTCCTTACGGTAAATCCTGCATGTACATGATTCGTTATCCTGCTCAAAATCCATACCGTCAAACTGCTGGTTTTCGTTGATGATACGGGACCAGCCATCAACGCCCACCACAGGGACGATCCCGTTCTGCTTATCAGGAAAGGCGTAAATTTCTTTCGTCCACGGATTAAGACCGTACTGGTTGGCGACTATCAGTAACGCAATAAACTGCGCATCACTGGCATCACCTTTAAACGCTGTCTGGCGCAATGTAGTGATCAGTTCCTGCGGATCTACAGAATCCATTCCTACACGTTCAGCCAGTTTTCCTGCCAGTGTTGCGAGTGCTGTGCTCATTTGTCTTATTCCTCTGATTCAATATCAATTTGATGCCGGGAAAACGTCTCGGCCATGTACCGCACAAACTCCGACGCGCGCTCCTGGAATTCGACATCGTCATCAAATGCCCGGCTGATCGCTTTTTTGTTGGCGCCGTGGCGTGGTAGCTCGTCCATACACAGCGACTCCAGCATGTGAAGCGACAGTCCTTTCTCCAGATCGTCAGCAAGTTCTGACTCTTTCTCTTCTCTGGCGATTTGCTGGTAATGCCGGGTCCAGTCCTGAGCCTCGATCCGGTCGTAAGTGAGATATGCGTTCATGGCTGAACTCCTGAATTTGGTTTGCAGAATCCCCGACACCATGTGGTCTGCCAGAATCTGTGCAGTATTTCGTTTTGCTGGTTTTTCCTGCTAATGGGTTGCAGGTTTGCCGTGTTGGTTGAGGTAAACCTCGATCTCGTCGTTGGTTGTCCGCAGGCGTTCGAAAAGGGTAAACAAGTACAACCCTTTTCCTACGTTTGCAGATGCGCGGTATGTGCGCCCCTGGTACTTAACCAGCATTCCCGGTACAACGCTGGTTCTTGGTAATGTTGTTGTGCCGTAATTAGTCATCTCACCCTCGTTTGCCTTATCGCCGGCCAGCGGAACGTTTATCACCTGCTGCGCGTTAACCTTGCCATCTCATCCCGGTCTTCGTATGCCCCGGGCGGCTACTTCGTGGGCGTCCTGCCTTGATGACTCGTTGCTGCGGTTGATAGGTTAAGTATTATCGATTCAATCGATACATGTCAATTAAATTTGATGATTAATTTTACAGGGAAGATTAAGAAAGCGAGATGTGGGTGAATTAATGACATAAAAAAACCGCCAGTTAAGGCGGTTAGTAGTTTTAAAGCTGGTTTAGCGAGAAGGAGGCTCGATTTTTCTGCGTCTTTGGTATTCAGCCATGAAATCGTCTAGTTCTTGAAGTCTGGTGCCTGCCAGCTCAATAAAACGGTCTTGTTCAACAGTCGGTAGCTGATCAAATATTTCTAAGAGCCGCTTTTGTCGGTCATTGAGATCTGTTGGACCACCTTGTGTTAGACGTTCAGGCACATCCGATTCATCATCATCCTCCATGAAGAACCAATACAACGGCTTACCCGTGGCCTTAGGTAACAACTCTAAGATATCTTTTCGGGGAAGAATGCCGGACTGACACCAACCATTAACTGATTGAGAGGTAGCGCCGACTCTACGACCTAACTCAGATTGGGTGATCCCAGTCTCATTAAGCACTCTTTGTAAACGCTCTCCAAAGTTCATTTTTCGTTCTCGCACAATTACATGGTTTCATTATACAGATTTTTTCTGTAGGTATGTCTATCGAAATAATTTGACAGTATCGATTAAATTTGAATAATTGGTTGTATCTTCACTCAATGAGACCGACCAATGAAAGTAACTGTTCAACGCAAGATCCTTTCCGTGTGTAGCCAGGCTGAGTTGGGACGCCGACTTGGTCGCCGTGCTCAGACCGTTAACGGCTGGTTTAAAAACAAAGTTCCCGGCGAACTTGTAGTTCGAGTGGCAAGAGCTATTGACTGGAAAGTCACCCCACACGAACTGCGTCCTGATCTCTACCCAAACCCAACCGATGGCTTACCAAGCCAAGAGGCATCAGCCAAATAACCATAGAGGATATTTACCCATGGAGAACGCAATTGCACGAAAGTTAGACCCACCAGAAATCAACCCGATTGAGATAGAGAGTGTCCTGCTCAACCGGCTTGCATCAGTAGGGCAGAAATCATACGCCGAGCATATGGGCATCAGCGAGTCGACAGTCAGCAGGCGTAAAGCTGAGGGATATTTCTGCAACATGGCGAAAGAGCTGGCTTTTCTTGGGATTCAGGCCGCGCCACCGGAAGCGGTACTGGTATCCAGAAACTATCTCACAGCCGTAGAGATTCTCGCTGATGCCGGGCTAAAGGCTGAACGAGCCAGGCCGGATGCGCTGGGGTGGGACTGAAAATGACAGCAACCAAAAAGGCGAAAGCCGCGGTGAGGGGTCACCAACGGCTTTCTGGTGCAAAAACGGTAGGTAATTGCGGAGATGAGTATGTCAAATACCGCTGAAATATACAAATTCCCTGCGCCGATACCGACGCAACAGGAGTGCCGTATGGCTGATCTGGAAAATGGCTATTTACGTTTAGCTAATCAGATCCAGGACGCCTTGTGTATCGTTGAACTATCGGGGCGTGAGTTCCGTGTTTTGAATGCGATTATCCGGCTGACTTATGGCTGGTCGAAAAAATCAGATCGTATTGCCAACAGCCTCATTGCAGATAAGACAACACTGAAGGTAAAGCATGTATCCGAAGCGGTGCTGAGTCTTGCCTATCGTAACATCATTATCCTGCGCCGTATTGGTCAAACAAGATACATAGGGATTAATACAAACCTGGATAAATGGGCTTATTCCAAGCCACATTGCTCAAAATGTCCGGTGTCTTTTCCTGATGATGAAATTGCCACATGGATTATTTCTGTACCCGAAACCAGGGATAGTTATACCCGAAAAGGGGGAAGGGCATCCCCGAAAACGGGGATAGTTATCCCTGAAAACAGGGATAGCGTTTTACCCCATTCAGCCATCCCTGAAAACGGGGATAGTTATCCCCGAAAAGAGGGAAGGGCATCCCCGAAAACAGGGAACACCAAAGACATTATTCCAAAGACAAATATAAAAGATCTAACCCCCTTTAATCCCCCTAAGGGAAAAGTGAAGTTTGATCCGTTGAGTATTCCTGTTCCCGAATGGCTGAATGCTGCGTCGTGGAACGAATGGGTCACATACCGCCAGCAATCCGGAAAGCCCATAAAAACCGAACTGACGGTAACAAAAGCTTTCAGGCTTCTGAAGGAGTGCCTGGATGAAGGCCACGATCCGGTAAACGTCATCAACACAAGCATTGCCAACGGCTACCAGGGACTATTCAAACCGAAGTTCGCTCTCAACGACCGAAGAGCTGGCAGAGATGTGAACCACATTTCTGCGCCAGACAAAACCATTCCTACCGGATTCAGGGGGTAACGATGAAAAACGTAATCGGTACTGGCAGTGCGCTTGATCGCCTGAAAAGAATTATCCCAGCCAGTGTGCAGCCGAAATTCTCGACTGCTGATGAGTGGCGGGCATGGCAGGAAGCCGAAGGGCGTAAACGCAGTGAAGAGCTTGACAGGATGAATCAGAAATCCCGCACCGAGAAGATTTTCGGGCGATCTGGCATTCAGGATCTCCATCGTAGCTGTACGTTTGCTAACTACGAAGTAAGCGGGGAGGGGCAGCGAAAAGCGTACACGATGGCAAAAAGTTATGCCCAGAACTTCGGTAGTGGATTTGCGAGCTTTGTGTTCAGCGGTGGTCCGGGAACCGGGAAAAACCATCTTGCGGCGGCAATCGGAAATCATCTGCTGGCCGGCGGTCATAGCGTTCTGGTGGTAACCATTCCTGACCTGATGCTCAGGGTTCGTGAGTGCTACGACGGTGGGCAATCAGAAGCGTCCCTGCTTGATGACCTTTGCAAAGTTGACCTGCTGGTACTGGATGAAGTCGGTATTCAGCGCGGGAGCAGTGGTGAGAAGGTCATTCTCAATCAGGTTATCGATCGCCGTCTCTCATCGATGCGACCTGTTGGCGTTCTGACGAATCTTAACCACGAGGGGCTGTTGGATTCACTGGGCGCGAGGGTTATCGATCGCCTCCAGATGGACGGAGGGATGTGGGTGAATTTTGACTGGGAAAGCTACCGGAAAAACGTTAGCCACCTCCGGATTGTGAAATAAGGGGTTAAAAATGGCCCGACCTAAAACACACAGCGAACGGATGATTATTCTTGAGCGGATTATCGGTCTGGTGAAAGAGCAGGGGCGCATCACGACGAACGACGTCGTTGCGATTTTTGGCGTGCACCGAACCACGGCGGAGAAATATCTGCGTATCGCGCTGGAGCGAGGCGGCTTCATTCGTCATGGCCGCTGCGGCATTTTCCGAGACCAGCGTGCGGTGATTGATTATGACCTCAGGCGATACAGCAGTAGTCAGGTAACGGGATTTTCAGCGCTGCCGGTGCTGGAGAAAAGCCCGGTAATGCAGGTTTATGGAGCATCCAAAATGAGCATCAACAAGGGGGGAGCCCAATGAGCAACATCGACAAACGGGCGCTTCGTGAAGTGGCTGAGAGGGCTACGCCGGGGAATTGGCGCCGCACCTCATCACTGTTCAATGGCATCACGGTAACGCCATTTTCTCTTTGCGGTGAAGAAGTGACGTTGGCCCATACTGTTGAGAAACGTGACGCGGAATTTATCGCCGCAGCCAACCCCGCCACCATGCTGGCGCTGCTGGATGAGCTGGAAACCAAAGAGGAACAGCGCGCCAATTGGTTTCGGATGGCGCAGAAGTTAGGCGAGGATTTGGATACAGCAGAACGCCTCATAGCCGAACTGGACCAACGCCTGATTGAATACGCGGGAATTGCAACCCGTGAGGCTCGCCGGGTGGGACCGGATTCAGCCGGGATTATGCCGAGGGTTGGTGTGCTGGTAATGATAATGCGATACACGAAATACGCACCGCTGGCATCAAGGTTAAGGAGTCGTGATGGAATCGCAATCTATTCTGGATATGTGCTGCGGCTCGCGCATGTTTTGGTTTAATAAGCGCGATGAACGCGCCGTATTCGCCGATATCCGCGCCGAGGAGCATATATTGTGCGACGGTCGCCGCCTAGTCATCAGTCCTGACCTCATTGCTGATTTTCGTGCGCTACCGTTCGCTGATGCGTCGTTTCCGGTCGTGGTGTTTGATCCGCCTCACCTGGAACGTGTCGGCCAAACGGCCTGGATGGGCAAAAAGTACGGGAGACTCAACAAAAAAACATGGCGTTCTGACCTCCGCGCCGGATTCAAAGAGGCGTTTCGGGTGCTGAGGGCACACGGCGTTCTCATTTTCAAATGGAACGAAACGCAGATTCCGGTTAGCCAGATTTTGGCGCTTACTGACGTGAAACCAATTATTGGCCAGCGCACCGGCAAGAACGATAAAACCCACTGGATTATTTTTGTGAAGGACTAACCCATGACCACTATTACCAAAG